TTAGTATTAACTAACCCTTCCATTTTACTTAAATACTCAGGGTCTTTGACAAGTTTAGGATTTTTCTTAGACAATGCTTCTAAATTAGCAATTTGAGTGTCTATATCAGAAATAGCACTATTTACTAGTTCAGGTGCTCTCTCATTAAATGCTTCTTTAGAGTTACCGTACTCATTCCAATAATTAATATCTGCTTCTTGTTGAGCCCAAGGCTTAAATCTTTTTAATGTTTTTAAATATTTTTCAGTTTCATCACTTAGTTCATTATCCTTTATTTCTTTAGTAAGATTTTCTACAAACTTTTTACTCATTGTGTCAGTGTCAAAACCTGCAGCAGATAAGTAATTAGTTATGTGCTCAGGCTGAAGCTTAGCAATTTCTATTTTCATTTTGTCAAAATCCTCACTCATGTCATTCAACATGCTTTCCTTACCTATTGTACGATAGTCATCTATACCGTTATTATTAGAGTAACCTGTTTCACCTTTACTTACATAGTCTTGAATAGATGAATTTCTCCAGTAATCATATGCATCTTTTTTAATTTTACCATCTATCCACCGTTTACGTTCCTCTTCATTTCTTTTTACCCAGTTTTCATAATTACTAGCCAATGCTGCAGCTTCAGGATTTTTTAACCATGCTTTATTTAACTGTTTAAGTTTTTGAGAAGAAGCTCTAAAATTCTTAGTCGTCATTAAATCATTGGCAATTTCATCACGTTGCTTTTCAAAATCTGAAATTAAAGCTTTTGCTCTAGTAGGGTCTTCTGTACCAAAGGTTAAATACTTTAAATTAAATTCTGAATCACTTAATGCATCTGTCGCCTTGTCGTACTTATCCTGCATAGCAGCCAAAGGTGCTGCAAATTTAGAAAGACCTAGTGACTTGTACTGATACTTAACTGGTTGGTCGTATTGATTAGTAGGCATAGTTTATTATTTTTAACCTTTGTTTTTAGAGTATTTATTTTTTAACTGTTCAAGATACGGCGTATAAGTTGCATTAAAATCTGGAGCAAGTGCGTTAATTCCTGCAATATCTCTTTTAGTTTCACTTTTTTTAGCAGCTAAATCAGCTAATTGAGTAGATGCTTCACCTAAATAAGCACGTCTTTTAGCCTCAGCTTGTCTATTAATGTCTTCAACTGATAGATTTACACCAGTATTATACCTATTCTGTTCTTGCAATTTAGCTTCATAAGCTTGTTGCTGTTGTGCATCATATTGTCTACCTGTATCATGCAACACTCCCATATTCTTATTTGCTACATTCATCAATGCTCTTGCTTGAGCTTGTCTATTTCCACCAGACAATCCTTGCTCTGCAGTATTAAGTGCGCTTTGATATTGTTCATTCATTGCTTGTCTGTAAGGATTAATGTTAAATTTGTCAGCAGCAGAAATATTACTTCTGTCTACATAATCACTTGCATTTAACTTATCTGATGGACGTAAGCCCATTCCAACATTGTAGATGAAAGGTGCTAGTTCAGCTAATGTTTCACCACCTGTAGGTGATAAATCAATAGTACTTTCGTTATCAGGTTTTTCATCAGGTTTTTCATCAAATTCATCAGTTCCAAATATACCTAAGTCTTCATCTTCAATGTCAACAATGCCGTCACCGTTAACATCACCTGTTTCAGGTTCAGCATTGTTTTGAATAGTAGAACCACCCTTATTGTCACCATGTCTATTTGCATAAGTTTTTGCAAAATTATCCATATGTTCTTTAATACCTCCTTCGTTAGTATTATATTGTTCTCTGGTAACACCAGCGTATTGCATTGCCTCTGCTAAATTTTCATCAGCAAGCTCCTTTGAAAAAGGTGTAGCTGTAGATTGTACGTTAGGTGCAGTACCCTTAGTTGCTTGATAATTAGTTTCAGGAACCGCTAAACCATAATTAGCAGCTAAAGATTGTAAAAGCTTTAGAGTAGGGTTAACAGGGTCAACGATATTATAACCTCCTGGTGCAAATGATTTAGGATTACCTATCATTCCACCATACGCCATACCTAAAGTACTAAGGTTAGGGTTTATTCTACTTTCAATACCTTGCGCAATACCTTGTTGAATACCCATTGCTTTTTGCTCAGATGCATCAATTGTATTATTATTAATCATTTCTTCAGTTATTCCACCAATAGTTTGACCAATTATACCAGTACCTCCTTTAACTGCTCCAAATGCTGCATCTTTTGCAACTTCTTTAAAGTCTGCACCTGTTCCTACATTTTGTAAACCAGCACCTACTGCACCAAGTCCTGCCCCAACTAAGTTACCTACTCCTGGAATATTACCAGCAAGTCCTGCAACACCTTGTAAACCTGCTCCTAATTTTTGTGCAAATCCACCATTTGCTAATTCAGTTGTTTCATTTTCAACCAAACGTGTTTCTATGATAGGATAATCCCCGTCAAAGTCAGCAGGCATTCTAAAAGCTTCACCTGTTTCAATGTCTTTAAAATTACTCCATTTAGTTTTATCTTTTTCATTTACTCTATTAGAGTCAACTGATGAATGTAGTTCACCAGCTCGTTTTGCAATATCTAATGGTTTTGAACCAGCATAGTTATGTCCAGGATTTTCAGTAATAGTAGTATAATGCTTTTTACCAAATTGGTCAAAGTGTCCTTTATAGCCATACTTGTAGTCTAAACGTCTTTGCTGTGTCTGAGTTAAGTTATCGTAAGGAATCATTTTACCTATTTCGTTACGATAAGACCTAGTTCTATATTCAGGTGTACCATCAGGTTCTCCTTCAGAAGGTATTGCCCCACCATCTGCTAAAGAAGTAGCATGTTTTCCACTAGGTGCAACTATTAAATGTTGACCTATTTTGTTTTGTTTGTTTTGAGCATTTACATTAGCTTGTTGAGCGTTTATATTATGTTGTACCTGAGCATTATTAATACCTGAAAGTTTCGTACCTAACATTAAATTATCATAATCAACACCTTGGCGATTTGCTTCAGCAATTATAGCATTGTCAAACTCAGTTCTTCTTTGTGTAAATAATGAATCAGCCATTGCACCCTTACCTTGAGGTCCTGCGTCCAAAAACGCTTTTCGACTTGCATATAAATTATCAAGATATTGTTGAGGAGTTTGTGTAGGAGGAGTTTGTCCACCTATCGGTCCACCAAATGCCATTTGTCCTGGCATTCCCATTCCCATTTGCTCCATGCCTACAGGCATTCCACCTTGAGGTTCACCTTGAGGAGCTTGTTGCATTTGCATTTCTTCAGGGTTACCTGGTGCTTGTACAGAAGGCTGAGTTAAATTAGCCATAAATTCAGGATGTTTTTCCTGCATCATTGCTATATCTTTCTCAAGTTCTTTAGCTTTCCATGTTTCCTGTGCTTCTCTTAACTTGTCTAAATCTTTAGCAATAGCTTGTTGTTCTATTACGTCATCTTCTCTTTTAGAATCTGAACGATTTGCTAACTTAGACGCATCTGCAAAGGATTTACCTATCCATTTTTTAGGTAGACTAAACTCATTAGCAATTTCAGCATCAATTATATTTCTATCTGAATATATATAATCTGCATTGTTTTGCTTAGTTTCATTCCCCTCTACTGTTGCAGTAGGTCCTTGAGGAATTCCTTGTAAAGAGTTCTCTTCATGTGAAGGACCATTAAATTGTGTAAGTTGTCCTCCGCTTGCGTATTGATTTTGGTTTTTCATATTATTTATTGATCCTCCAAAAGCATAATTAAAATCTTCAGGTTGTTTTTTTAATATTGAACCATCTGGTATTTTAGATGCTCCAGAATCACCAAGTAAATTAGGCATTGATTCATAAATACTACTTGACCCTTCTAAATAATTAGCAAGTTGACGAGATTGACCCTCTGTTAAAGAGCCTACATTATTTATAATATCACCTCTTTCACGAATGTATGTTCCATTAACACTTCTTAAGTTAGTAGGTGTATATACTCCCCTACTTTGATGAGCAAGCGCACTTATTTCTTCATCAGATAAAGTTTTTCCTAAGTTTGTTGCATTTTTATTTAACTCTTTAATTCTTTCTTCAACGTTACCAGCATTTATTTTATCATAATAATTTCCATTATATTTTAACCATTGTTCTTTACCATCATAGTCAGTATTTTTAATATAATCGTTTCCTTTATATGTATAATTGTCACCAAGGTCAAACTTTGCTTGTTTTGCTAATATTTCAGAGCGTTTTGCAACATCTCCTTTTGTTAAAGGGAGATATTTTCCATTAATCTCTTTATACCAAACTCCTTCAGAAGAGAAAGCAGTTCCAGGTTTATTATCATAACGATAATTTATCCCGTTGTATGTATAATTTCCTTTTTTTAATTTAGGTTTTTTTTCTGGCATAGTTAAAATATTTGTGGGTCATAATAGGACATTAACCTATTCATTATTAGTTCTTTATTATATGTATTATCAAAGTACAAAGTTAATATAAAATGAGTACTTCTTAACCTATCCTTCTTCGAAGATAGTGAATTTCTAGGAATTTTCACTCTCCATTTATCAAATCTTCTTTTAATTCTACCTGATGAAAATAAAACCTTACCTGTATCCTGATATTCAGTCTGAATACGAAAGGCAGTAATTGTTTGAGTTCTATCAATTACTTTATTATTATCTCTTACTATAGTATTAAATTCAAATGTTCTAAGTATCTTGTTTATATCGGCATTAGCGTTAATCACTAAGCTTATTGAACATTCTTCTATATTACCGTAAAACTCTCCCCAATTACCTAATCCGTGAGTATAAATCTTACTCCTATTGGCAGGGTTAGCACTTAATATAATGTCTCCGTTTTCAATAAACAATGATGGTTTTGCAGGGTCGAATCCACAAAATTGTTGAGCTAGTTCGTCATATACTAATGAGTAACGTTCATCACCTGAGATAAAAGTAAATACTACTTCATCATCAATCAATGTTTTACCAATTGCTATACCGTTATTCATGATTGGATTATCTCCTCCATTTTCTTTTCTAAAAAATACACCTTGTGGTAATTGATTAATCCAGCTATGCATTCCTTTAATTTCAGACAAATCACCTGCGCCATCAGAAACCATTTGTATTTTTCTATGTAATGCGTCAAAGAAATAAATACCTTTATCAGTAGCTTTTATTCCCCATTGGTGAATACTACCTACTTCTTGTGAATTATAACGATGTGAGCTAAATCCTTTACCTGTGCCCAATGAAGTAGGTACTCCGTCATTAGTTGTAGTAACTGCTTCTCTGTTGATTGCGTATGTACCATATGCTCTATCTTGGAAAAAGAATACACTATCTCTCCAATTTAGTATTTCATTAATTGGGCCATAGTCATCTACATCCCAATAATCATTTTCAGGAAACTGTGTCCATGAATCAATATCTTCGTTGTTCACCTTAGTATTTGAAATTCTTGCACGAATATCATTTATTTCTGCACCTGGTACAGCGTTTGCTTTTTTTGTAATAAAAATTATATCCTCGTTTTCTTTAGAGTATACTGAAAAATAATTATACATAGAATTACTCTTACCGTAGGAAGTAACTGCATCATTAGTATTTCCTGTTTCTTGTCTAAGTATCTCTAAATCTGTGCCATTGAAGTTAAAAGACACACCTGTTTTTAAAGTAGAACCGTTTGCTAAATCAACATTAATTAATGATTCAGTTACCATTATCTGTGTTTCAGACTGTTCCCTAACGAAATCCTGATTAGGGTTTGCGTATAATTCAGGATTTAAAAAATCTAAAGTAGACAGTTGTAAAGTAAACATGTTTAAGAAAATATCTCCCCCGTAAACAATAGGGTCAATTTTATCTTTACTTATTACTGGCGAAGCAGGAATAAATATATTAGCCTCTAATGCATCAGGCGTATATCCACCATATACTTCAATTTTAGGTAAAACTAAATCCATTATTGGAGTACTTGTAGAATATAGTCCTGTATCAATAGCTAATGAAGTATGGTCTAAGACACCCAATGCTCCACCTTGTGCAGAAGTTTGAAAATAATCTTCAGCTGATTCAGTAATTGTAGTTCCATCTAAAGGATCAGTTGTACCAAATGTTCCTACTTTACCCATTAGGCACGTACCGCCTTTAAAGAATTCAGGAATAGACTGTTGACCTGATGCAGGCTGAGGCTTATTTAAAGTAGAAGCAGATTCAGTATAGTCGTCTATAGCATAGTAATTTCTTAAATAAAATGTAGTTTGAGGAGTAAGTACAGTTGAAGCAAACCCTTCAATTAGTCCAGTTACAGCATTACTGTTTTGATAATTTACTGTATGGTCCATTACAGAGGACTTAACGCTATCCCATTTTCTAATATTTTCCTTAGTTCCAAACGTAACTGGATTAACATCTCGTAAAGTTCCTCTAAAATCTGAACATTTTTCACCTATTCCATAAGTAGTATTTAAATCTTGCTCAGAACCTTCTAGAGTTTTACTATATGTTCTATATGCACCTGTCATTAATAATGAAGGCGTACCTGTTAAAGCAGTACCTCTCCCTCTAACATTGTTAAAGTTATAAGATACTTCAGGGCTATAGAAATTAACAGCTTCACCTTTTGTTTCATACACATTTGTACCATCAAAAGCTGCATATTCAGTATTGAGGTTAACAAACGTACCATTGAACGTGCCCCCTTGTGATGGATTATATGGAAACATGTGAAGAACTAGTTGTGAACCATTTATTTGTAAATCATATGCAGACTCTTGACCTCCCACAGGAGCAGTCCAATAATTCTTAATTATTCCTGAACACGCTCGTCTAGTATCTTCTATTTCTCTTTTAACTCTAACTATTTGATAACTTTCTATTTCGTTTAAAAAATTTGGACAACTTGCAAAATCTAAATTAAACTGAATACCCATTGCATATCCAAAAGTATTACCACCAGAAGCCTTACTAGTTGGGAAATATTTATAACCTGATAAATTTACAACACTATCTATGTCTGAAATATCTGGAAATTTAATATCACCAATGTGCTCTACAAATGTAGATTCACCTTTCTTAGTATAGAATACTATTCCGAATCTATATGTTTCACCTCTCTTATAGCCTCTTAATAAGCCTGATATAAAAGGCGATGCCATATTAGGAAACGTAGTATTCTTATCATATACTGGTCCATCTTTCAAATCATGCACATCGTGACCAAAGCCAAAAGGAATTGGTGCAACATTTGCAAATGCTGGTGCATTTGTACCATCAAGTGTAAAAGGTTCTAAGTGAAAAGTATATGAAATGTTAGGTCCTTCTCCACCTAATCTTGTTCCTGAAGAGTTAAACTTATATTGGTCGTCTGAATGCCAGGAATCGTTCCAATGTGCATCCCTATTATATTCACTGTTAAATGCTCCTGAAGGAGGCGTAGTTATACCATCACTTTTATATCGTAAAGTACTAGCTGAAAACGTCTCACCGTCTCCAAGTAAATCGCTTACTGCTACAGCAGCTGATTTTAAATTAGCAATTACTAAAGCATTATCTTTTTGAGCAAGAGTCTTACATGTTTTAAAAGGATTTGTTTTAGCAGTATACGTATCTAGCTCTATAGTTGTTATTGAATCTTCTGTACCAGTATATATGAAATTAACAGATGTACCTACAATAGATTTTTTTTCGACTGATTTAATTACAGGTGCACCTAATAGTGCAGAGTGATAAATCATTATCAATTCAATAGTTTCAAAATCAGTATAATTACTAACGTCAATAGTTATTGATAACGATTTGTTTGTATTAACGTTACTAGTATCACCATTGTATTGAGCAGACTGACTAAGTGTCTCAGAAGACGCTACTACGTGAATCAAATTACCTGGAGGAGAAATCAACGTTTCTTTTCCATCTTTAGTAAGTAGTCTATATGCAGGTTGATATTCACCTGATAACAAAGAGCCTCCACCTAAAACACTAGTTAGATAAGATTGAACATATTTAACATCTGGAAAAATATCAATTTGTCCAGCTGGAAAAGTTAACACGTCTGGATCAGCTACGTTTAAAGAACGTAAATAATTATCATAGTCAGTCCAATATAGTCTAATAATATTCTCTGACTCATATCTACATATAGCCTTTATAGGAAAACCTTTTTTTAACTTTAAATTAGCGTTATAAATTAGTTTAGGGTTGTATCCTGGAATAATTTCCCTAGTTGCTTCATCATACCGTACTTCATAAATCCAACTATTTATACCTGAGTCATCTCCTACAAGTAAGTAAATTCTATTTCGTGCAGTAGCATAACCTATAATTTCAGCGTTCTTAGAAGGACTTAATTGAGGAATCGTAAAAGATTCCTTATTTCCTTTAATATTAGTAAACGCTCCCATAGATTCACCTTTATGAGTAGTAATACGAATACCTTCAGCATGAATATATAAATTAGAAGGAATAGAGTCGTAAGCTACGTCTTTATTCATTCCTCCATATGTATTAATGTGTCGTTCCATTTTATGCTAAATTATTAGGGCTTTGTGTAGTTTTAGGTACAGATCATGTATGTGAAGAGCTGCCTCTAAAATGACGTTGCTCAGGTAATTGAAAATTAGCAAAGAAAGAAGCATGTGCCTGAATGTCAGGAATAGTTCTAACCGTTGCATTTTTAACTGATTCTGCATGGTCTACATTATGCCATTGTTTACTATGATTAACTGCTTGTGCAAAATACCAATCTCTATCTCGTTCAATAATTTGATATTTTTTATCAGCAAGTGCGTCTTGTAACCAACGTTTACGTGCAGCTTTCCAAGCTAACTCATGAGTGGCAGCCTCTAACCATTGTTGTTCGGCAGGAATCATAATGTCCCCACATTCGTCTGTAGGAATAGCTTCATAAGACATTGCTACAAAACCTTCTGTAAATGATGTAAAAATACAGTTATCACTTACAGTATAAGTATTATTAGACTCTGAAGTATAATCTCTAGAATCTTTATGATAACGAGTATGGAACTTATCACTTGCCCATCTCATAGGAGTAAGTCTTCCTTTTCCACATTCAGCTTCAGATAAGTTTTCAATGCAATCTAAATATGCAACTGTTTCTAATTTATACAAATCAAATGGTAAATCACCTCTTCCGTCACAGATAGGAATATATGCAACCCTAGGAGTCATCACACACCCTACGTTTGTATGTGCCATAAATTCAGCTAACCATTCAAGACCTTGTTCATCATCTATTTCAAAGCCAAAATCACGGAGTTGTTTATCCATGATTGCTTTGTAAGTTACCATTTTACCTGCGTACATAATTATTCATTTTTAAGAAACGATTCTAGTTTATCAGCTAAACTTCTTTCTTCCATAGGATTTTCCGTATGGATAGATTTAACAGTTTCCCATTCCCATTCCTCACCTTCTCTGTAGTGTTCAGTAATAGTTTTAATAAAACCATTAGATACTTCTTCTACTTTAATTTCTTTGTAGCTTCCGTCTTCAGACTCTTCTCGCTTTTCCCAAGTCTTCTTTTTACCGTTACTTTTACCAATTGGTGTAATTTTATCCATAATAAAATATTTTTCTGTCAGGAGATTTCACTACTTCTGCAATCATTCTAGAATATTGCCTAGATGGTTTAAATATGTAAAATCTCTTAAATTTAACTATCGCTGTTGCATTGTCCCACAAATGCTTGTAGAATTCTTTATTTGTATGTTCATTTTCGAAGTAAATAACCTTTTTATTTTTAATCTCCGTAATCTCATCTCTCGTCCTACCTTCATATTTTCTTTCCCAATGTGACCAAGTTTTCACCCAATCCACTTTTAAACTTTTTGCCAATTCACCGTTCTTTTTTATAAAAGTTAACTGCTTAGCTTGTATTCTAATGTATCCTAATTTACCTAATTTCAATTGCATGTTTTCCTTAACAATTGCTTCACTATATTCACTCATTAATTCTTTTACAAATCTAGAATATTGCGTTCTACCAATACGTTCTAATTTTGTACGTTTTCTATAATGACTGTAAAATTCATATTTTTTTACATCACTGTTATTTTTACCTTCAGTTCTTTTCAAGTATTTGTTACTCATAGTTTAACCTTTTACTGATTGTGTAGAATCTGCTAAATCATCGTTTGCATTATTGTTATCGTCTAATGGTATTTGACGTTTTCTTAATAATTGTTGAACAACTTGTTCTTTAACATATGTCCACATCCAACTTTTAATTGGGTAGATACTATTTATTGTCCAACAAGAATTACCTGTTGAGCAATTTACAAATGGTGCTAATGCAGAAGGGTCTTCAAAAAGTCCTCTAATTGCAATCTTCTTTAATAATGCTACAGAAGAGTCTCTGCTTATTACGTAAACGTAATTATCATAGATAAAAGCATACCTTTTATTATAAGTAGTTTTACCTGTACCAATATACGGTACTCTGTTATAATCTATTAATGTGAATCTTTTTTCAGTTATGACCACTGGTCCAACTGAAGTAATACCTGTAGAATGATGTAGTTCAATAGTTCCAGGTATCTTATTTTTAGTACGTAATATCTTACAACCTATGGGTACTTCTACGCAACAATTATAAGGGTCAACTAATTCTAAATCTTCACAAGGAATAGTTTGCAATACACTTGGGTCAATTGAACGTTTCTTATTATACTCATTTCTCATAAACAGAGCACGTTGCTCATTCATAAGGTCTGTATAATACAAAGGGTCAAATATTGAATCTGAATTAGTAATATTCAAAGCCTCATCTAGTTGACTATGGTAATCTATCAATGGTAACATATACAAATATATTAAAATTAATCTATATTATTAATCGTTTTGTACTGAATATAATTCATATACGTTTTTATTATTTACCTTAAATGATGGAATGCAAGTAGTATCTCTACAGAACGATGTTTCAATATCGTAAAATAATCTCTTCCTCGTCATACTTTAAAATAATTAATTACTTGACAACTTGCCAAGTAATAAGTCCTCCAACAATCGCACTAAATGTAGCAACCGCTAAAGGCTTTTTCCAAATCTTTTTATTATTCTGAAAAACATATGTAGATATGCCATCAGTTTTCATATAAGGATTTGAATTTGTTACTGTAACAATTGATTCTTTGGCTTTCCACCACTTGATTCTTTTATCTGTTAAAGTAACACCTAGTCTATTTGGAAATTCTAATTTATTGAAAACTAAACCAGTATTAGTAGCTCTAATATCGAATGAGTAGTTTGGTGTGGTTAAATATAAGGTAGTGTCAAACGCACAGTCTGTAAACTTAGCAGGTAACCATAATGTATCTAAAATTAATCGTTCAGTAATAATCGTACTTGATTGTACGTTTTTGATTTTTAATTGTAGGTTAGCTATATAGTTCAATAAAGTATCCTGGACGGCAGCTAAGTCTTCAGGAGTTACTCTTATAGAATTGTTGTAATTCACCACACTGCCGTCTTTGGCTAAGTATTGTTTAGCTACGTGTTCATATTGAAGAAGGTCTGTAATACGTCTACTATCAGCGTTATGCTTACGACATCCATCCATGTAAAGTAGAAGAAGCATCACAACCACTGCTGCTAATATAATATTACTATATTTCTTTAATACTGTAAACATTTTACTAAGTTAACGTTTTTGTTCCATTACTTCTGGTGTATTACTTTATGACCTTTTTCTAAACAGTAAATGTAAAGCTGCAAGGGATTTGTTTTATCAGCTTCGTCTTTTCCAATAATTCTTGCTACAAACTCAGAGCATATGAAATATTTATCTGGTCTTTTTCCAGTAATCCAAATACCTGTAATATTGTAAATAGCATGTCTTACCATACCAAAGAAGTCATACCGAACATTTAAGTAGTAAGAAACTTTGGACAACAACAATGGTGATGATATGGGAATAGTTCGTGTTATAATTACATCATAGTTAAACTTACGTAACCATTGCTTTAAAGGACGTAATCGTGTACCATCCATTTGGGAATCTGCTATAAACAGCCCTCCTTCCAATTCCATCACTAGAGCTGTATGAGAAATCTTTTTAGACCTTGTTAAAAATCTAATTGCTTTACTCATAAATGAGTTTCGGGAACAGTGTAGAATATCACCGTTTTTTAGTACATTAGTCTTTTCTAAAATCATCTACTTCTTTTTTAGTTTGTTTCAAACTCTTTACAAATTTTCTAAAAGCATCTCCTAATGATATACCTTTAATTGCTAAATAGGATTCATTAACACTAGTGTATTCTATCCATATAAAGAAGCCTGCTGTTATCCTTGTAAATAAAAAGTCTACAGGAAATATTAATCTTACTAACTCATTGATTATTGCTGTGTCTACTATAAATACACTTGCTATAATTATCAAGTATCCAAAACTTTTATCTACAACACCTACTCTAGTCTTTTTAGATGTGATAGCTTTTTTATCAAACCTTGCTCTTTTTCTTCCAAAGTATGTGTCTACTAATATAGCAAATCCTACAGACACAAATATTAAACCTGCAGGTGCAAAGAATGTGGTAATCATACCTATAAAATCAATACCATACGTTAATGTTTTTTCACTAATGTATTTTAAAAAATCCCAAAATGATAAAATTAAGTTTTTCATTATAATTTAAAATTCTTTAATGTTAATAAGTCCTCTTACTGCTTGATTTGCAGATGCAGGTCTATAAGCTAAAATATATTGGTCCATTACGTTTGCAATATCATTACCCAAAAAAGATAGAAAATTTTCTTTCATTACACTACTTGAACCTTGAAGACCAGCAGGAGCTGTTGCTATTACATAACCATCTGCTGAAACTGTTTGATTTGTTGCTAATGCTGTTTCTATTTTTCCATTAGTACCATAAGTTAATGCTGCAGATAATGTAGGATTTTTTAATAATAGCAACATTCCAGAATCATTTTGAGAAGTGTTTACTACTCCCATTTCAATAATTTGTACAGCTACATCTCTAAAAGATGTTAGCTTCCTTACACCTAATAAGGCATAAGTTGTTGTCGTAGAATTAGTTGTTATATCAGTACTATTATATATTCCTTTTGTTTTACCAGCTTCATTCAAACTTCCTTCTGTTGCTATTTGAGAACAGATATATCTTAATGAACCTGCAGCAGATGTACCTCTAACTTCATATCTTAAAGGTTGATTAGATGATAATGTAAATGTTGCAGTATCTGTTCCTGAGTAATTTACTGAATGGACTAATACAAATCCTAATTCTGTCTTTAACCAGAATCTAAGTATAGCTCCTCCTAACCAAAGGAAATCAAAAGCCATTACAGTAAAATTAGAAAAGTCATAAGAAGATACAACTGCATAGTTGTCCATTGCTGTAAAATCTACAGATACTTTCTCTGTACCGTTATTATAAATCTTTAGTACTTTTTTAGTACCATCATCTTCTATCCAAAAACCATCTAAAGATGCTGTATATGGAGCAACTGCACTTGAAGAAAAATAACCTATTCTTTTCTGGACTCCAGCTTCTGTTTGAAAATTATCACAAGTAACTTCTACTAATTGAGATTTACCTGAAAAATAAGGAAACCATCTTTTAGTTTGACGTATGAAATATTGTCCACTTGTTACAGACATGTTATACATGTTATTTGCCCATGAACCTGTTCCTGTACCTACATTAGAGAAAACATCACTATCGTCTACTCCTAATGTTTTTCCATCAAATAAAGTAGTAAGTTGCCCTACTCTTTGTCTCCCTGAAGCATCTACTCCAAAGTTACCATAAGATGCACTACCTCCTGTTAATAGGCTCATCTGCTCAGATGATATTGCTACTGGTAAAGAATC